CGAATGGGCACTTCCAGAAGGTGATGTGCCGTATATACGCAATGAAGTACCAGAGGGTACTGAGCATACTATGCTCTCGTTTGAATCAAGGAAACTTTACAACTTTATAGTGGGCGGTAATGGTAAATTGGCGAGAAATCGTAGAGAAATGATGTTCATACAACTCTTAGAAGGACTACACCCAGCTGAAGCAGATATCGTAATTGCCGCAAAAGACGGTAAATTGCACCAAAAATATAAGGGATTATCTGCAAATGTAGTCAAAGAAGCGTTCAATTGGGACGAAAATTTCATGCTTCCAGCATAATTATTTTCAACTTTTTTTGAAAATCCTTTAAAATCAATAACTTAGACAGCTACTTTTTTCTTGACAAAACCTGCTCCATGTAGTATTATGTATATATGATGAGGTTTTTGATGATAACGATGTTTTTCTTGGTTGCAACTTTTGTAGCCTGGTTCGGAATCCTTGCACTTGTAACAATTAACGGAGTAGTTTAATATGACTGTTTATGTGAAAAACGGAAGAAATTCCATTGAGTTTGGTATGTCTGATATGATGAATGCCATGAAGGAAGATTATGCGAGGTTCATGCCTCCCGAAAAGAGTGAAACTACCAAGAAAATGAACTTGGAGTTTGCTGAAAAGCTTACCTATACTAAAGGCAAGAAATACATCAAAGTCCTTGAAAAAAAGGGTGGAGTTAAGTGTTTCGTTGTTGCGGTTGATGATGACAAGAAGTTCAAAAAGGGCGATATCCTGATGGCTGCTGGTTATAATGCTCCCGCTAGGAATAAAGCAAGGGGTAACATCCTTGAAGGAAATTACGCTATCAATTGGACAGGAGCTTGTTACCTTTAATGATTAGATTTATGATTGGTTTAATGACCGTAATAACTGGAGTAGCTGGGCTAGAGGGAACTCTGCCCATCCTACTCGGCGGAGCAATTGCTTTCGCTGGTATAGCAATCATGTTTTGGGGCTTATATGGTATGGCAGAAAAAGGTCAATTATCATAAAAAAAGACTTGACAAAACCTAATAGATATCGTATAATGTATATATGATGGAAAAAGAGGTTAAAACGATGAACTGCGTTACTGCTACAGGTGGTACTAAAAAACAACGTGAACTCGTAACAGCAATTGCTTATTATTGCATCGACAAACTGATGCCCCGCCACCGTACTTTAGATATAGAGATAATGTTAACCAAGACCTTTGAATCGGGTGCTTGGGGTTACTGTTATGCTATGGATACAGATCGTGAATTTACTGTTGAAATAGATAAACGAATTATCAAGTTCTGTGATGAATCTAAAGATTTTGGTGATGGTCTAGACGCATTTATTGAGACTGTATGCCATGAAATGGTTCATGTTATGCAAACCGCCAAGGGTCTACTAGTGGATAGGGTCTATCCTAAGAAACTTGGTTATCGTCAACTCTGGAAAGGCGTAGACCATACTAAAACGTCTTACAGTAAGAAACCTTGGGAACGGCAAGCATATAGGATGCAGGCTGGTCTACTCAAGGGATTTAAGGAGTATTATTATGGGTAAAATGAAAAACTTTTTGATGGACATGGAAGAATTAGTCGATTGTGCTGTCTGCGAAGGTGCTGAAGACTTCAAGGAAGTTATTAACTACGCAATGGACAATTACAAACCTATGTCCCATATTGATGTTGAGTATTGCAAAACTTACTACACTACCACGATGGGGGAAATGTAAGGAGTCACATATGCTTATAGAAATTTTAACTGCGGCGGGGTTGACTTTGTTCACCCCCGCTACTCTACCAGCTGGAACAGTAAATACGGTAGATACTGAGTCTGCAATTTGTCTTGCTAAAAATATGTATTATGAGGCAAGAAATCAAGGAACTGCTGGTCAACTCGCTGTAACAGCAGTTGTTTTTAATAGGGTTAATGATCGAAGGTTTCCTAATACTATTTGCGAAGTTATCCAACAGGGCCCTACTAGAGAGAGTTGGAAAAAGAACGGTACTTTTTATCCAATCAAAAATCGGTGCCAATTTTCATGGTACTGTGACGGCAAAAGCGATGAACCAAAACAATTAAAAACTTACGAAAGGTTCTTGACAATTGCCCATGCTATACTATATAATGAACTCACATTTGTTGATATAACAGATGGTGCGGTGTTTTATCATGCAGACTACGTTACGCCTGGATGGGCAAAGTCTAAGGATAAGACAACGGAAATACAAGACCACATTTTTTACACATGGAAGAAGAAAAATAAATGAATATATTCTACGTTGATAAAAGTCCAATCGTATCTGCTGAAATGATGTGCGATAAGCACGTGGTCAAAATGATTTTAGAGAGTGCTCAAATGCTCTCTACTGCACATCGTGTTTGTGATGGTGATGACTACGCTAACGAAACAGGTATGTACAAGATGGCACACAAAAATCATCCAAGTTCTATTTGGGTGCGTTCTAGTGTTCAAAATTATGATTGGTTATGGCGACATATGACCGCTCTCATGAGAGAGTATACGTATCGTTATGGAAAACACCATGCAACTGAGCGACTGACAGAATGTCTCGCTCGGACTCCTACCAATATTCCTTATGGGGTATCTTTTTCTGATCCACCTCAATGTATGCCAGATCACTGTAAAGGTGATGACACAGTGTTATCTTATCGAACCTACTATATATTAGAGAAGTCAGACTTTGCAACATGGAAACGCAGAGCAATGCCGGAGTGGTTTGATGCAACGAGAAGGATATTGGGATTACATGGGGCGCAAGCTTCGTGAAGATAGGGATAAAGTTTACATGGGCGATATAGACGAAAGCGATGTTTGGCGAAAGAACATACAAGAAATGCAGAAACAAGTACATTACTTGCAAATGCGTGTGGTTGGTTTAACCGAAAGAACAAATGAACTGGAAAAGAAAATACGGTTCTATGGCGGTGATCCTGCTCAATTAGAAATGGATTTTTAAATGCCAATTTATGATTTTATAAATGATAAGACTGGCGAACAGTGGACTGAAATGATGTCTATCGCCGATATGGAAACATTGATGAAAGAAAATTCCCATATTAAGAAAGCATGGAATAAAGCACCAGCACTAACAGGTGACCATATTATGGGTGTTGGGCCGAAGACGGATCAGGGGTTTAACGAGAATATGCAGAGGATTTCTGCTGCCCACCCCAATTCTGCATTAGCAGATAGATATGGAAGTGGCGCTTCTCATAAAAGATTGAAAACGATTGAAGCAGCTAAGAAGTATACACGAAAACCTAAATAGAAATGGTGCGGTGGAAGTCTTGAATGAACACCCAGCACCAGTGGGGGGAACTACACCCCCAAGGAAGTTTCCCCCACAATACTATTGGAATAGCTGTATGGCTTATGAAGAAACACAGGAATTGAAATGGCAAGTAAAAAAAACAAAGAAATTAATCATAACAATCTAGTAACTATTAAGTCACTAACTGATAATCAAAAAACAGTATTTGATACATGGAAACAAGGTAAGAACCAATTCTTATTTGGTTGTGCTGGTACAGGTAAGACATTTGTATCATTGTATTTGGCGCTACAGTCTGTACTAGACTTAAAGCACCCTGCTGATAAAGTTGTCTTGGTAAGATCACTTATCCCCACAAGAGAAATTGGTTTTCTGCCAGGCGATGAAGAAGACAAAGCTGCCTTATACCAAGTACCATATCAAAACATGGTTCAGTTCATGTTTGAGATGCCTAACGAACAGGCTTTTAATTCTCTCTATGATAAACTTAAAGCACAGGGAACGGTATTCTTTCTATCTACATCTTTCCTAAGAGGGTTGACATTTGATAATGCTATCATCATAGTAGATGAATGTCAGAACCTAAACTTCCATGAATTAGATACGATTATTACTAGGGTTGGACAAGATTCTAAAATAGTCTTCTGTGGAGATTTTAGTCAAACGGATTTAGTGAAACAAAATGAACGTAATGGTCTACATGACTTCTTACGTATTCTACAAGAGATGGATGAATTTAATTGCACCGAATTTAATATTGGTGATATTGTTCGTTCTGGTTTTGTAAAGAATTATCTTATTAATAAGATAAAAATGGGTGTAGGAGAAGACTCATGAATATTGAACAACTCAGAAAAGAAATAAGCCAGGATGAAGGAGTCAAATATGAAATATATTTGGATCATCTTGGTCTGCCTACTTTTGGCATCGGCCATCTGGTTAGAGAATCAGACCCAGAGCATGGTCAGGAAACAGGGAGTCCTATCTCCGAGCAACGTGTCAACGAATGCTTCGATCAAGACGTTAAAGCAGTATTGTCTGACTGCGAAACCCTCTATCCCGACTTTGATTCCTTGCCCGAAGAAGTACAATTAATCATCGCCAATATGATGTTTAATATGGGCCGTCCAAGACTAAGCAAATTTAAAGGTATGAAACGTGGTGTAGATGCAGCTGATTGGAACGCAGCTGCAGACGAAATGGTTGATAGCAGATGGTATCGACAAGTAACAAACCGAGCAGAAAGATTAGTAACTCGTATGCGTGGAGTAAGTTAGGAGACTTTAATGCCACCTCGTAAACACACACAATGGTTAAAACAACCCACAATAGCTTATGTAGATTCTCGTATCTATAGTGAGTGGGATATCCATAATGAAGAACAAGAGAAAATCTTCAAGAAAGTTTGGATACCACTTTGTCATGAATCGGAAATCGAAAATTACTTAGACTTTAGAACTTCAAGTATTGCTGGTTCTAAAATCGCAATAGTACGTGGTAAGGATAAGGTAGTTGCGTTTGAACATAACTTCCAATCTATGCCAGTCGCTGGTAACCTAGAATCTGATGGTGGTTATGACCATTGGAATTGTCCAGAACTTCATTGTGAAGTTAAGTTTGGTGGCATGATATGGGTAACCCTTAATCCAGAACCGACTCAGGATGTAGAACAATGGGCTGCTGGTGCATTTGATTGTATTCGCCCTGCATTAGATACAGAACCGTTAGAAGTGTTCCATTATCATAAAGCGATTATAGGAAGTAACTATAAGTTATGGCATGATACAAATAGTGAGTTCTACCATGACTATATGCACTACTTTAATCGTGTAACAGGGTTCACAGAGGAATATTTCGCACGTAAGAACACTGGTTTTCCAAATGGTCATGTTAACGTAGGAAGTTTTACGGTACAGTATGATGCAATGGAAGGTGGTTTAGATAGGGGTGAATTAAGTTTTCCTAGTATACCACCCAACAGTTGGTTTATGGTAGACCTATTTCCAGGCATGAATTTCAATCTAAGGGGTAGTGCTCTACGTACAGATATCGTAACACCATTAGGGCCAGATAAGGTTCTAATAGAGTTTAGAGGATTTGGACTCAAGAGAGATACACCAGAAGAA